TTCTTCGCGTGACATGAATTGCACAGCGGTTGCAAGTTGTCGATGTTGGTGAACGAACCACCCAAGCGAACTGGAAGAATATGGTCAACCATTTGTGCAACCATGACGATGCCATTGTCACGACATTCACGGCACAATGGTTCGTCACGCAATACCGATTCACGCAATGCACGCCATGCCGTTGTGTGATACCGCGGTTCATAATGTTTGTGCTGCGTGTACACTTTTTTTGTCTGAATCTTTTTGGATGGAAACATCGGCATGACTGCAAAGTTATATCAAATTTTTTGTAAACAATTACAACAATGAATCATCACACATCTCAATGGCTTTGAATATCTCAAACGCAACCTGTGGAACAATGGCATTGCCTAATGCTTTGATTGATTCGGTTCGCCACTTTGAAAAGGTAATTCCAACCAATTCACGGGGAATCCCATCATTTCGCCCACAAACCGGGGATTGAGTTGGGAATTCATTCCAGTGTGGTATTTGATGTAATTGGGCAATTGCGTCATGTGATTCATCACTGTGTTGTTTTCCCCCGTTAAATGTTCCATTGAATTCGCGCCCTTGTAATCTCGCGTCGCCGGGGTCGGTAACAATCCCATTGCTGCATAATGTTCCAAATACATCGCTCGTGTTTTGCCTCCGTATATTTCCTTTCTTTTCATTGTTTGTTCTTGTGTTACTTCGCGTGGACTTGAATTCGGTGTTGGAAGCAATGAACCAAATTCGTTCCCGTTGATGTGGTGCATTGACACCGCACGCAGGTATAACAACGGGCGCGACTTGATACCCATTATTTTCCAAGTCAACACACACTTCATCGAATACCATTCCCCCGTTCCAATTAAGTAATCCGCGAACATTTTCGCCCACGATGTAACGCGGGGAAATTTCTTGTATCGCTCGCAACATGTGCGGCCACAAATGGCGTTCATCTTCTTTCCCTTTTCTTTGTCCAGCTGATGAATATGGTTGGCATGGGAATCCTCCTGTGAGAATATCAATTTGGTTTGCATATTTGGTGAAATCTGATTTTGTTATGTCGTTAAATGATTCGGCCTTTGGCCAATAATGTTTTAATACTTTTTGTCCAAACGGATTCCATTCACAATGAAATACATTTTCCCATCCCATCCATTCTGCGGCTAAATCAAACCCGCCAATTCCTGAAAATAACGATCCGTGTTTCATATTGCTGCTTCAATGTACTGCGTCAACTTTCCATTGAATGTTGTCGGGATGATTCCTGATTCCCCGTGTCGGTTCTTTGCAATTATCAATTCCGCATCCTCAATGGCGGGTTGTTCTTTTTCATAATATGCCGGGCGGAATGGGAACAATACAACATCCGCATCCTGTTCGATTGCACCTGATTCGCGTAGGTCTGACAACAACGGGCGTTTGTCTGCGCGTTCCTCCGGTTTGCGAGACAACTGCGCCAAAATCATGACTGTGCATTTCAATTCCTTTGCCAACAACTTCAATCCCCGTGATATTTCTGCAATCTCTTGTTCGCGTGAATGGCTTTTGTTTACGCGAATCAACTGGATGTAATCAATGATGATAAGGTCTAAACCATGACGCGCCTTGTGTAGTTTGCATTTGCCACGAATCATGTTTAATGAAGTGTCCGGATCGTCATCAATGTGGAATGTCAATGGCGGTTGTTCAACCAATCTTTGCACGCTTTCAATCTCTGATGGTGACAATGAATGATTGCGAATCTTTCCGTTCGGTATTTGACCAATCATTGACACATATCGTTTCGCCAATTGTTCATTTGACATTTCCAACGATAAAAACAACACACGGCCATCACGCAATGCGAAATCATGGGCAAAGGTCAACGCAATTGCAGTTTTACCCATTCCCGGCCTTCCTGCAACAACAATCATATCCCCGGCGTTGTATCCTCCAATGGCTTTGTCAAGGTTGCGCCATCCTGATGGCTTTCCAGTTAACTGATTCCCCCGCGATATTGCATCAACTATGTTTGTGATGACATGTTGTGAAACGCGGTTAATGTCCTTTGGTTCATGGCCAATGTCAATTTGCGCTTCATCCAGTATGTTTTGAATCTGCGTTTTGGTTTCGGTTAACCCATTATCAAAATTGATTGCAGACACGCGCAACTTGATGTTGTTCAAAATGTAGTTGTATTGTAGTTCAATCAACTGATTTTTGATTGTAGGCATTCCGTTGCATGCCGCTGACAATCTTGCCAACAAAATTGATTCTGATTTCTCAAGGTATTTGGAAACGGTGAATGGGTTGACAATTTCACCTGATTCGTAAACCAATCGCATTGCCTTTGCAATTTTGGCCAATGTTTTATCGCTGAACCACTTTGCATTGATTTTTGGCAATTCATGATGCAATTCAGAATAAAACGCCAATTGGCTGATGATGTATTGTTCGTTTGTCATTGAATTATTCTTTTGCATTTGGTACAACGGTATCGGCGCGATGTGTCTGATGTGCGCATCCATTTGTTGCAACATTTGTACATTGGCATCGTTTCAATTGAATCATAAACCCGTTGCCAATATTCATGACCTTCAGGTGTTTCATCCCATTTGAATGCTTCAATCAAACAATCATCCAATCGAGTAAATTTTTCAAACAAAACATCCGGGTTCGCATATTCAATGATTTTTTTCCAATCCGGCAACATTTTCACCTTATGGCGAAATTCTCTTTGTTCGCGAAAATCTTTGACTTTGTTCATAATGATTTGTAATATTCAGCGATGGCAAACGCGTGCGCGTTGTTTTCGGTTTCAAATTTTAATTCCTGATTGACATACACACGCCATTTGTCAACTTCGTTTACTGTGGCCATAACGATCCGCACATGGTTGTTATGTTCTTTAATGGCATATTGCACATTAATTGATTCTGCCTTTTCCCCCAATGTTGTTTCCTTGAATGCTTTTTTCATTGTTTTAACCCAATTGGCCTGCGGGCTTCCAATCTCTGCAATAAATGTCTGCACTGGATAGGAATTGAATTGCCTGTCGGTATGTTCTATTTCGATTGTGATTATAAAGGTTTTCATTTGCTGTCAATTTGGATTTTCTTTTTGTTGCTCATTGAACCATCCCAATATCCATTGTCGTATGATTTTTTCATTTCTTGTTCATACAATTTGAACGCGTGGTCAATCATGGCTTTGGGCAAGGTTGTTTGTAATATTTTATCTTCGCCGTATTCGTAAGTACCTTTAATGACTTGTGCTAGCAAAAATTCAATACTATTGTATTGCTTTGTCGGTTTTCCGTGTGGGTTTATGTAATCCGCTATCATTTTTTGAATGTGTCGTTTTTCACTACATCAATTAAATACCTCACATTGTTGCAATGTTGACATTTTGCCTCATTAGAATTTGATGTTTTGCTTTTTTCAAAAACGCAAGTGTGCGGTGGCTTTTCTGTGTATAGTTTCATACTTTGTTTATTGTTGCTCATTGTTGTTCAGTTAATGTTGTTCCAAATTCTTTGATAAACAAAGAACATTCATACCATGATCCGGTGAATAAATGGTTGCCGTTGTAAACGACAACGCATGTGTTGTGTCCAATTTCTTCAATCCACATTTTAATCAAAATTTAGTTGTTTGTAAGGTGATTCAGTTTGTTGTTTCGGTTTGTTTTGTTTGTTCCATGTTCTGACGGCTGCTTTCCAATCCTTCATCGGATTCTTTCCAACACGCCATCCATTTGATTCGTAGTAATCAACAAAACGCTGTGACATGTCATCCATTTTCAATTCGGCCATGTATTCACGCACATCGTTTGCAGCTGGTTTCATGAATCGTTTTTTGCTATCTTTTGTGTTTTTGTCCAATACTATATTTATATCATTATCATTATCATTATCATTATCGGCATTTTTTGCATCGTTTGGTATGCGTTCGCATGCGTGCGCATCCCATCGCATGCGTGCGGATAATGCGTTTCGTTCACGGATTTTTTCGTATCTCACCAAATCCCTTTTCAACTGTTGTTTAATTGGTTCAAATGCGATTTTGGTGATTACATTATCCGTTTCAGGTTTCATGTCGTTCACATATTGCAAAACATGTTTGAATAAATGACCGGCCTGTTCATCCGTCAATTGTTCGATTGTGTGTATTATGTCGCAATACAACACAAATGATTTTTTATCCTTTGCCATCCAGCTGTTTCAAATCTAATGCAACATATTGTTTGCCATCATGCCATTTTGCGATTGTCAAACCGGTCATCATTTCGCGAATTTGTCGCATGGTTCGTTTGATGGGTTTTCCTGACTCAAACATGAAAACAATGTACAAATCAGCGTTCAACCCGAACAGGAATTCAAACGCGCTGTAATTGATTACATCGTCAATTTTCATCTTGTTTGTGCCTTTTATGTGAAAATACATCATGCGTTGTTTTTTGGCATTGTAGTACACAAAATCAGGTAGTGACCGGATCAACCGATGGATATTCCAAAATCCATGCAGATTCATTTCCTTTTCATCAAAACCAAACCTTTGCACCGGCATTCCAACGGATTCCATGTAATCAACAAACCACATTTCCGACATGTTTGCAACGGTTTGCCTTTCTTTGTAGGTATTATTTGCTTTGTCCATTACTGTCAAGTTGTAAAATTTCCAACGCCCTTTTGTACAATTTCTTTGCGTGCCTATCATGAACGCGCCATGATTCAAATGTGTTCACCGCATGGATGATGGTCGAATGGTCGCGCCCCAATTTGTTGCCAATTTGTTTGAATGTAAAATGATAACAACGGCGCAAAAGGAATGAATACATGTGTCGAACCAAAACAACATCACCTTCACGGCTTCGTGATAAAATGTTGCCCGGTGTCAACGCAGTGATTTCGCACAAACATTGCAACACATGGTTCATCAAATCCATTCGTGAAACGGCTGTTTCATGTTTAATTTCCAGTGGTGTTTTGAATTTAACTTTTGGGTTAATTATTTCATCCTTTAATTGTGCAATTTGGCGTTCATATTGGTCGCGCATTCTGACAATATCCTGTGACAATCTTGCGTTTTTATTTCGTTCTTTTTGATATTCAGTTAAATAATCTTTTGATTGCATCATTACTTGTTTCATTGCTTAAAATTGTGTTTTTACCATCCTTGTGAACCCTTATCAAAATTTTATTTTCCGTGCTTTGCATTCGCTTCAAAATGGTTTTGATTTCATTGTTCGTGAATAATTCTTTTTCGCCTAATTCTGCTTCAATTAATTTTGTGATTTTGTCCATCTTTATTTCCTAATTTATACCCAATTACAAATGCAATCAAAATGTGCAATTCAATCAATAGTATTTGCCAATTCATCATGTTTTTGATTCTTTTTTGCGAACTCAAACCCGGCATTGTACGCATCCTGTAATTCCATTTTTGCGCGCATGATCCAGGATTCTTTTTCATCTTTTTTCATTTGAAGGTTGTCAAATATTTCCAACACATCAATCAATTGTTCAACTGTTGTTTTCATCGGTGCAATATTAATCCGGTCAAAAATGATGCAACTTGGTCGTCAATCCAACCATTATTTTGTGCGCGTTTAATCCATTGCGCGCGCTTTTGTTGGTCAATTAATTCCCTACAAAAATCAATTGCATCCGGGTCAGTGTGTGCCACCCATTGTGAAAACAATCGGCCATCAATTTCAATGGTGCCTGACTTTCTTAACAGGCCATCGGTTTCCAGCTGCGACAACACTGATGTCACGGATTGATGCGCCCCAAATTGGTCAACCAATGATTTAGTTGATATTGACGGGCATTGTTTGATTTTGTTGTACACCAAATGGCGCAAATGAATGATTTTGCCATCTTCGATTTGCTTCAAAAATGTGCGAACGCTTGCCGTACTCATTGTTGACCTCCAAATGTTTCGTTGTAATATTCGTTAAAATCAGCCCATGCCCGCATATCGTTTCCGCCTCTCGCTGCACAATTGTCCATAGATTTGTCCCAAGTTTCACCGTGTTCTTTTTGGTGCATTGATTTGGCTTGTTCCAAAATCGATAAAAGTTCGATTGATTCATCTATTGTGTAATTTTTGGGCAAAAATGGTTTCAATCTATCCCACAAAAATTCAATAACATCCTGTTTTCTCATTGACCGGCCTCCTTTTTCTTTGCGCGTTGCTTTTGCTTTTTGATGCGGTTTTTCTCACGCTGAATTGTTTCCTTCAATAGCAAATCTTCATATTTGCATTGAACATCATGATACAACTGGCTGAATGTCGCCAATTTATCGGTCAATTGCGCCAATTCGGATTTCTGCGTTAACAACTTTGATTCATGGTCAAAAATTGTTTTGTTGTTCTTCCAAATTGATTTCTCAAGGCCACGGATTTGTGCGCGGCTTGCGTTTAACATCAACCACAAAATGAATGCGGTGATGGTGCTGATGGTTAAAAATACGATTATCATTGTTTTATTTTGCTTTTCCTTTGTACATGCGGCGTTGATACAACATCTGCGTAAATTCATTGAATTCGGGGATGTATTGATCCTTTTCAAATTTGTAGGGTTTGGCTTCCGGCATTTGTTCAAAACGCTTGTTGTTTAACTTGATGCAGTGTGCTGCATAACCAATTGCAAATGCAGCTGGTGTCATGATGATTAGGTAGATAATATCCATGTTGTTTGTTTGAATTGTTGATGCAATGTTAACCACATCTGATTCACACTACAAAATAAAAGTACAATTATTTTCTAAAATCTTACAATTTAATGACAAATAAAAGAAAAAAGGGGCAGCCCACAACGGCCACCCCCTAAATCAACAATGATGAAACAACGATAAGTTTGGATGAATCTGCGCAAATATCGCCGATTGTTTGTTGACAAATGCAACATTGTGTATATTTGCTGAACAATGGAAAACAACGAAATCACAATCATCAGCAACACAACCGGTGAATCCGGTCAGGTGTTTGCGCCCGCGCAATTTGAACATGCGCAAAGAATCGCAAAATTATTGTCATCCTCTGACCTTGTTCCAAATCAGTACAAAGGAAACATCGCCAACACGATGGTTGCACTGGAAATGGCGCACCGTATGAACGCATCGCCGTTGATGGTTATGCAAAATTTGCACATTATTCATGGCCGGCCTTCATGGGGTTCATCATTTATCATTGCATCGCTTAATTCGTGCGGGCGATTTGGAACACTGCGTTTTGAATCAACACCGACATCATGCAAGGCTGTGGCAACCGATAAACAATCAAACAGCAAATTGGAAGGCCCAACGGTGACAATGGAAATGGCGAAGGCTGAAGGGTGGTTAGACAAACCGGGTTCAAAATGGAAAACCATGCCCGAACTGATGTTGAAATATCGCGCTGCGGCTTTTTTTGGGCGGTTGTACGCCCCCGAAATCATGATGGGTTTATATTCTGCCGATGAAGTGGTTGATATTGCCGCAAACAACGCAAAAATGGGCAAATAGTTAACCTATTTGTCAAACATCAAATCTTTGGATTCAATTAATGTATAACTGAAGCGGTTGCCGTGTATGGTGGCCGCTTTTTTGCATAATAACATGAACGCATTGAAATCCTGGGTGCGTTTGAATACCTGACATCCTTCCGACCAATTGTTGACCTGAACCGAATCAATTCCGGCTTTGTGAATGTTGATTCCAAAAACGCCCTTTTCAGTTCGGTTTTCGTCATATATTTTGTCTGCAATACTATCGCGATAAACAGTCATTACACCGCCTTGCCTCAATGCTTCATATTTGCCCTGATGCAATCCAATGAAATGCGATCCAATATATTGGTCGGGCTTTAATCTTGCCGTTCCCGAGCCGTTGTCAGTTGTGATTGCCCATTCCTTAATGAACCAATTGTCTTTCTCTTTGTACGCAACAACAATTTTATCATCAAACGCGTTTGTGACGCGTTGGCCGGTCGTTGAATTGCGAATCCCGATGATGTTCAAATTAAAATCACCTTTTTCAAAAAACACATAACCTTTGGCGGCCATTGTGCGCTTCAATACTGCAATTGTAATCATGACAGGCCTTCAATTAATTTGTTCAAATACCATTGCGCTTTCTTTAAATCTTCAACGCCGTTTTTTTGTTTGTAACGCCAAACATATTTCATGACATTTCCTTTGCAGTACGCATTGAATTCATCCAGTGACATTGATGACCGGATTGCATCAATACATTCGATTTCACCGGTTTTGTAGTGTTGTGGGTTCACATTGTCCATCCGGCAAAATTAGTTTGTTTTGTATGTAGTTGCAACTACAACAAAATCATCTTCAGTGCGCTTCGGATTCAATATCAACCAACGGCCGCCCAATGGTTTTGGCGGCGCACCGCGTTCAACATGCCAACCACCTTTCCCGCCGTCATATTCTTCTTTGTACGAAGGTGTACGAATCATCAGAATGTCACGCAATACAACATTGTGCAACCTGTTTAATGTTTCAACGGTGTATGTGATTTCCATTGATTCGTGAACATGACCCATCCAAATTGCGTCTGCCCCTTCAACCATTGTTTGCATCCGGTTGAAATTAATTGAACCTTTTGTCACAACACCGCCACCACCTGAACCATGAAAATATTTTAGTTTATACGATCCGCGAATTTTGCCAGCGCCACTAAATTGATAAATTACCCACCCGCCATATCCGCCCACATTGACTGTGCTTTTTGCTTTGTGGTTTAATAAGGTCACAAATCGTTCAATCAAATCGGTTTCACAATGGCGCAGAATGGATGTTTCGTGATTACCGTAACCAACAACCTTGATGTTGTGCGCATACGGCACAAACCAATCTGATGCGGTTTCAACCAATGAATCCAAATATCTTGAATTATTGTGTTCGGGCCTGATGTCACCTTTTGAACGCCGGCCATCATATTTGCCCTGCATAGCGCAAAACAAATCACCATTTATCAAAATATCGTGGCCGCCTTTTTTGGCTTCATCTAAATGGGCTTTTAACAATTCACGGTCACAATGTGGGTTGTCCCAATGGCAATCGGAAATCAATAATATTTTGGTTTGTTCTAATTGTTTTGGAACAACATGTACATTGGCTTTTTTCATAATAAAACAAAGATAATTAAGGCAACGCCCATTGCGATGGTGATTCTGCGCAGCTGGATGTATTTGTCGTCACGCTTTTTGATTTCATCCAACAATTTGTTTGTGATTTGTTCCTGTTGCGCAATAACTTCGGAATCAATTTTTCGGTATTCACGACACAACGCCAATTCTTCACGGGCTTGTGCGCCTTTTATCAAATAATGATTACTTTCCGCAACTGTCAAGGAATCGATGCATTGCGATGATGCGGCGTGTGGCCAAACAACTTGTGTCGCCATGATAAGCCACAAAAAGTGTTTCATATTTGGTTTGAATGAATGTTTCGGTGTCATGTAATGTTTTGTATTTGTTTTTAATGATTTCCAGTGTGTCAAATTCTTTTTCAACAACTCTGATAGCCGGGCCATGAACAATACGCGTGGGTTTTGGAACACAAAATTCCATGTACACCATGCCACCAAACACCAACAAAATCAACAATAATACTGTGGCTTCAATTTTCTGCATCGGTGAAAAAATTTGTGATGAATTTGCCTAATGCACCGCAAACGCCGGCAATCAACATAATTTTTGGGTGATTCAAGTTCAATCCGGCAACAAACAATGATGCGGCCGCCAATGAATCGCCCAACACGCGGAATCGCTTTGGCGTTGGTTTGAAATAACTTTTTAGTTTTACCCTTGACCTCTTGACGGCTTGCATGACTTGTGTTTGTTCATGTGCTTCGTGTGCCGGCGCAACTTCTTTTTTGGTTTTGGCTGCCATGCGTTAACAGTTGATGTTTTATTCTTTGCCATCTATTTGGTCAATTTTCTTTGAGTAATACCGGATTGCAAACAAGCCCGAAATAATACCAATAAAACCCACAAACAAAGAAACAACAGGCTGCCAAGTTTGAGCAAAATGGATGACGGCTGAACTGCCTGAAATAGCCGTTGCGATTGCTGCCGTAGTATCGTTTTCAAAGTGTCGCATTAGAATGGTGAGGGGCTTGGTTTTGGTTCGTAAGGGATAAGTTCAAGTTCTTTAACCCACAATGTATCGGGGTTAATTGTGTTGACCATTTCTTCGGTGCTTATTACCCAATTATCGTTAATGTCTTGAATTGGGTTATAGATAGAATCAGGTGCATAATAAACGCCAATGAGTTGGTCTTTTTGCTCTATGGTAAGCAATCCCACCAATGTGGTGATATCTTCGGTTGTTATGGTTGATAGGGTTAGCATAGGTTAAACTTGGCGTTGGAGGCTGCTGTTGAATGTTTGTACGGCATTATATAGGGCGGTTGCTTCGGTGTCGGTTAAGCCGTCTCCAATGGAACTGAAGGCACATTGTTTGTTGTCATATTCACCCGCAACATTTACTAAACTTCGTGCACCTACATAGATTTTTACGCTTGGCCAAATTCCAAGTCCTCTTGGAACTTGAGATAATGGAGTTAATACACTTCCATTTCTAATTAATTTCCTCACATTTACACCATTTGCGTTTCCAATAAATAACCCTGTTGAATTATTTATTGTGTAATCAAGTATACCATTGCTGCTATCCGTTGATAAAAAATAACCAAGATTTGTTGGCCTTCTTAAAATGAGTCTAATTTCATTATTTGCAGCATCTACCGCACCCATAGTAGAACTTCCCGAAGTTTCGTTATTTGTTCTTGAATAAAACGAAATGTGAGCGCTATTGTAAGTTAAAGATGTATTTGGATTAAAAAAGGTATCCATATACCCATTAGTACCATTAGGCAAAGCCCCTTGATTACTAAATGTCCAACCACCATTAAACACACCCCTAAACGCTGCGTCACTATCTACGGGGTTTACCAAGTTGTATTTGAATTGGTTGCTTATGTAGGATTGTTGGGTTGTTGCGATGGGTTGGTAGGTGGTTGCGGTTGAACCGAGTTCAAGTTGTGCGCCCCAAAGGTAAAAGCCCTTTGTCACATCTCCCAAATATGTGTTACCCGTAAAATAAACACCAGCAGTTGGGGTTGAATCGTCATACCATACATTCATAAACCCATTTGTTGCGGGTGATGTTCTCGTAATAGTAATGCGATAAAACCCGTTGTTTGCGGTTGTGATGTTTGCGGTCACTCCACTATCCGTTGAATAAACAACAACATTTTGCGTATCAAACCAAGCCCCCAAAGTTCCACCACCCCATTGTGTTGTCAATGCCACATATCTGCGACCTACGGGCTTAACATAGATACTTTGAGTGTATGTAGAGCCGTTGACCAAAGTAAATGCGCTTGCGTTTTCTAAACCGTGAAAATCGGTTACTGCGGTCTCAAATACAGCATCGGCAGTCAATGTTCCATCAGGTGCGGTTGTTGCGTTTGATGTTACGCTTGTACGAAGTTTACTCCAAAATGCGTTTGAGAAATCCTCCGTATAACTTAACAAATTCCTATTATCGGTCACAAACGGATACACCGCCTTCATCTTTGACCATAGACCCGCTGATTTTAACGAGGTTACAAGGGTGTTGACGGCGTTTCTTTCGGTTGTTCCGGTCAAACCGGTAGCCGCAAAATAAGCAGACGCAGCGGGGTCGATGCTGCTATAAAATGGGTAACCAAGACCAAGCCCCAACCCTATGCGCGGCATATTAATAAGCGATTACTGAACCCGAACTGATTACAAAACCGGTAATTTTCTGACCTTTTCCGGCTGGTAAAAATGCGCCCTGTTTGAAAGTAACCGCAGACATTCCGCGTGCGCTCAAAACATCACTGGATGTCCCGTTGTCCAAAGTAACTGTAAACGATGTGAAAACGGTGTCTTCCTGTGGGATTATTACATCGTAACTTACTGATGTTACTGTTGCCGCGCCGTGACGCTTAAACCCGTCATACCCTGCGACAATGTCAATTGATGCTTCTGCCATAATGCCCCAAAAATAACACGATAGCACAAAACATTTACAACATTATTTAACAATTAACCACCATTGCGTTCCATCGCTGATGACAGTCACCGTTTCAAATTGGTTTGTCAATACTTTTGATGGGCTTCCGTCAATGTCGTACCCGCCACCGGTGATAACAACTTGATGCGATGTGGTGGTTTTTTTGAAATAGTATTTTTTGCCCTTTGATAATGTGGGATCAGGCAAATCAACGGTGACTGGCCCGCCGGATGTGTCGCACAAAATAAGTTCATAACCATTGGTAATGGTATGCGTTCCCGCGGTGTAAGTGACCGGCGCATTGTGTTCCTGAATGTGCCATTTCACTTTTTCGGTGCCGTCATTGTAATCCAACATTACTTCCCAACGCGTGTTCAATGTTGGTTGTGATGTCGGTGCGCCATCTGCTTCATTTACCAAATATTCCAATACTTGCTGTGGCGTTTCACTGATTTCAACATTGATATTGTTGACCGCCGATTCAATGTAGTTCAAACGATTCAACAAATTGTTTGTTGGCGATTGTGATGTTTTTAAACCTTCACCACCGGATGTTGTTAATGTATAAACCGGTGATACACCAAGCCATTCACCATTCCATTGTTCAGAACGCGCAGACCATTTTGAGCCATTCAAAACCCATGCATAGTTGTCAAAATACAAAGATTTTATTGCAGTCAATGTTCCTGAATCAATCCATGTTCCACGAACAACCGGCACAAAATTAGCGTAAATTGATGCCATTTGAAGGCCCAACATTTTGGTGATTGATCCGTGTGTGATTGAATCCCATCCGCCATACCAATCAGATGCCAATACATTGGTTGTGCCATTATTAACCAACCAATTCCCAATTCCATACTTCAACGAATCAACATAATAGTTGGCATCAATTTCAATGGGAACACTATTCACCAAATTGGCTGATGATGCGGTGATTGTTTCGGTCACATCAAATGTGTAATCCGCGTTTTGATAAGGTGATGAATCTGCAAACGCCACCTGAATAGAACCCCAAAAATCTTTCAACTGATACAATTGTGATTTCCATTTGGTTGTTCCTGTGTATGCCATCAAAAACCCATACACATACATTTCCACTATCAATGTATCAAATCCAATCGGTGCTGTGGTGACTGATAATTCAGTTGATGCAGTAATCCACCCACTTTGTACATTGCGCGTTTGGAATCGATTGAATTTTGGTGTTGGCGTTCCTGATACCCAATAACCATTGGAATCCAATATCATTGTATTTCCCAACCCGTCAATCAACTTGACCGTGTAGTACAAATCGGTGGCATCTTCAACATATGTAATCCCGCCGCTAACTGTTGTTAATTTGTTTGATTTTGCTAAAAACCGCAAACGCATCGGCGCAGAATCCGGCAATGACCCTGTTGGAATGTCATTGATGGTCATTGTCAATGTCGTGGATGCGCGGTTGTTGTATGTGCGTTGTTCGGTTGCAATGTTTTGGCGATGCGTGTTTATTGTCACCGATTGCGCAGCTGGCTGATAGTACAACGATGGTTTTGCCATCCACAACGGCCGGACATCATTTCCGATGGTTTGTCGGTGTGAATATGTGGCTGTTCCAATATATTGGCCTGTATACGAATATTGACGCAAATTAATTGATGTGGTATTGTCGTACGCATTAAATGGAATTACATAATATGCGCCATTTTCATGCGTAAAACGCGCCCCAAACATCAACAACACATTTTCCAAGGCTTGTTTTGCGGTGATGTAGTTGCCATCAACTTGCCATCCATCAATGTCAATTGTTTTGACATCGGTGAATGCATCAAAATTTTCCAAAAATGTGTATTCATTGATTTGATACATGTCAAAACCCAAGCGCAACGCACTGGCTTCATGCAACAATGTACCATCAAACAAATATGCGTTTGATGTTCCGTTAACAACCCAATAATCAGCCAAATCTAATGTGTCCAAACAACGCCTGAACAATTGGTTGACTGTAATGTACCCATTGGAAAACCATGATGCCTTTACATTGAATCCATCGAGTAATTCCAAGCCATCCACGGCCACCAAATCAATAATTGGTTTACTTTGTATTGATTCGCGCAGACGCGTCATTTGGTCGGCCAATACGCGGCCAACATAGAACAATGAATTGTTCCTGTATACCAACATTGCCCATGCGGTTTCGGCTTCGGTTTGAATGCCAATGAAATCATTTAATGTTGTTTGGTCAGGCATTACCCACTGCGTAATTGCGCGCGATGGTCTGATAAAATTGGAATAAACTGAATCTGATTCGCCTTGCCTTTCAATACTCAAACCATCACCGGCCAATGTCAATTCATCGCCTCCGGTTGCTGAACCGCTTGGGGCATCCCATAATTCAACGCGATATTCAACACCCGTGATTGAAAAAAACGATCCGTAATAAATCCTTGCCATTATCCGCGTTTGCTATCTTTGTTATATCTTTCCAAAACAATCGCCAAATCGCGGCCGCTCACATGGGTTTGCGCAATATATCCTGATGTTTGTTCTGATTTCATCAATGTTTTCAATTTATCCAATGGGGCGATAACTTCCGGGTTGCTGCGTGCGCCGGGATATTCACCCATCAATCCCAATGTTGGGCCGCTAACAATTCCACCATCGGCAAATGCGGGAACATTTGGGCCGGCTTTCATTGTGTTTCTTACCGCTGCGCCCAATGCCACCAACACAACACCCGCCGCCAATGCTTCTGCCGGGCTTGCAAACGCTGTTTTTAATTTTTCAATACTGATGGCGTAGGCAATTAACATTTTACCAACTTGTGACATAAATGCGCCCAATGCCATAATAACTGAATCACCCAAGTTCGCCAAAATATTACCCTGACCGCTAATAACCCCGCCCAATGCTTCGCCAAACATGACTGCAACATCAACGCCCAATTGTTTTGCTGCGCCTGAAATGTCATCAGTCAATTTTTTGAAATCCTGAACAATTTGTGAATAAGAATTTGGGTCAATTTTTACAGGAATCAATATTGGCGCAACTGCTGTGCCTGCAATTAGATTTGCACCGGTCAATTTTTTGGCATCTTCATCCGCTTTTTTCTTTGCTTTTTGGATGCCTTCATATCGCTTTTTCTCAAGCCAATCAACCAAATCTTGTTCGGCTTTTTTGACTTCATCGGCGCTTTTGATAATTGACTGCGCTTCTTTTTGTGCTTCTTTTGCGTTTTCTTGGCGTGCTTTCTTTTGCAGAATTTTAATGTCAAGGGCTTTCAAATCTGTTTCCTGTTCTGCATCACCAATTTTTGCAATCAAATCAATTCGCAATTGTGAATCATCACTCAATTGGTCGCGCACTTTGCGCATTGCCGCAATTCTTTTCTTGATGAATGACAATTCTATTGATGCAATTTCGGCTTCGGTTTTGCCGGCTAATTGCGCACGCTTGATTGCAATTTCTTTTTCGCGTTCGATTTTCTTCATTATCCAATCAAACGCGCGGTTGTTATACGCCTCTAAATCCGTGGCATATTTTTTTGCGGCATCCGCGGCCTGTTGAATTGCTTCGGTGTCATCCATCCATGCAGCGGTTAATGCAACAACTGATGCAACAACCGCAGCCGCAACCAAAAATGGATTTGCGGCCATAAATGCGCCTATTTGTGTGACAACTGCCGACAATGAACCAAATTGAGCCTGCAAATCCTTGACTTGCATGATTGCCGCCCCGAAATTTAGGGCTGCATTTGTGGCCATCAATACATTGCGCAATTCTTTGTTGTCATCATTGACAATTGCCAACACCGAACTGACTGATGAAAACGATGTTGCCAAACCATTCAACGCCGCCCGCGATCCGGACAATGTTTGATTTGTGGTTGACAACTGTTGTGTGTAACCTTGCTTTTTTGCAGTCAAATCCGCAACCGCAAGGCTTTGGTCTTTGATTGCGGCTTTGGTTTGTTCAATCTCTTTGCGAACTTGCTTTTGACCCTGAACATCCATTTTGGACATGGTGTCGCGCTTTTGGCGCAACTTTTCCAAATCCATCATGAATTCACGGGTGATTTGTTTTTGTTCGTCTATTTCCGCCGTAACCGCTGCAATCTTTTGACGCAACTGGCCTGACCCCAATGATTGTTCAATTGCCTGTCCGGCCTTGTTTGCACTGGCTTGCATTTTGGCCGATGTTTTTTCCATCGTGTCAGCGGCTGCCTTGACATTTTTGTTGAATAGGTCAGTGACCGCATTCAAAACAATATTAATCGAACTTAATGCCATTAGCGGTTGTAACTAATTGAATAATCCTGAATAATCTGAAAAATACCATATTCATCGGAATTGTCATCAGTCATGTGTGATTCACTGATGTATTCAATTTCCCATGTGTACACTCCATTGAATGTTGCCGGTGTTGCAACCTCCAATGCCGTACGCGTCAAATCTGCAATCTGAACGCATTGCGTGTATGTTTTTGCATATATATTCACCTCCACATTTGCCCAATCAGTTTTTGAATGACTTGATTTTGATGGATGTGGTGTCACCGCAGTCACGCGAATTGTAATGCCCGGATATGGAACACCTTGCACAATGCGCAATGGATTGATGTTTGTTCCGACAACGGCCGTCAACGCGGTGTTTGTGGAAAGAACATTGTAAATGGCGTTTATGGCTTTCATGCTTCGGCGGGCGGTGTCAACTTCGCAAATATATCCGCATACCGCGTAACCTTTGCAACAATATTGTCATGGTCTGATTTTTCCCATGGGAATTTCATCAACTTTTGCGGGCTAATTGGTTTTTTCAAATGTGGTGAAATCATGGTTGCGGCCATCCATCGTGACAATTCCCATTGATTCCGGTATTGTTGCTCCTGTGCATTGCGCATGCCGAACAAACGCAGCCGAAAATATTTTGGATGGCAATCGTTAAATGATTCATCATCCATCCCCATTTCGCCAAATGCGATTTCGCGTAATCGGTCAAATGTCAGGGGTTCAGATTTGTCCGAATCTACTTTCCCACCGTTTCCGATGTGCCTTCGCGTGGTTTGAAAAATTCTTCAACCGCTTTGGTGAATTGTGCAATTACGGGTTCAATTTCTGAAAATGATTCAATAGCATCTGCAAAATCATCAATGTCAACAAATGGAAATTTTTGACCTTGCTTTTTGTACCCTGATTTGATACCATAATAGGCACAGGAACGCGCAAATTTTAGTGAATGACCAATGTTGTTTTCACTCATGTTTTCACCCAATTGCGCAAAATCCGCCAAATTGAATTCAGTCATTATGGATTCAATGGCGCGCATGTTAAAAAAAAGGGGGTGCTGAACACCCCCGATTGAAATCGTGTTCATGTTGCGAATATACGCAACATTTTACAAATTAGATAGTTCCAACTGTCAATGCGCCTGTTCCCTGAATTGATGCAGTGAATGTGGCAACATCATTGTGGGGGGCTGTCAAATTCAGTTCATTGAAAAACGCGCTTCCGCTCAATTTCAAATCCCCGCTGACATTAGATGTCATTACGATTGTCACGGATGTCCCGGCCAACAAATCAGTGATGATTTCTTTCCAGCTGATGCCGCTTCCAACGCTTGCATCTTCTTCAAACATACCTTCAACACTCATGGTGTATCCGTATTCACCGGCAATGTATTCTTTGCTTCCGGCTGAATCTTTGTTTGTGGTTTCAATCATGTCTTTGGTGATTGAAAAATCGTTTGATGTCGCATTTGCGATTTTGGTCAATGTGCCGCTGATGTCTTTGTAGATTGCAATCAGCGTTCCGTTGGTAATTCCTGTGCTTGCCATGATATTATTTTTTTATTTTTTTATTTTGTTTGTAGCCCCGCGCGTTTGGCTTTTTCTTCCAAATGTTTGGTGACCAATCTTTTCATTGCTTCAATATACAAATTTTTCCCCGATTCAAATGCGGGGCGCATGAATGGTTTTGCCGGGCCAATGTTTTTTCCATGCTTTTCGCCTGATGCGGTTGTTTTCTTTTTGCGCATAGGTGTACGATCCGCCGTTCCTTCTTCAATCAAATGTGCGTGAAAACCCTTGTAAGGCCCATAAACACGCGCACCAATCAAACGAAATGCACGGCCTTTGCCGCGGTTGTCGCGTTCAATAAATCCAATTGAATTGCGCAAATTGCCAGTTTTGACATTTATTTTGGCTTTTGCCAATGTGATGAATATTCGTCCGGCTTGCTCGATAAATTGCCCCATAATGGGTGAATCAATCTGCATATTGCGGAATTCATCCAACGCCAATTTGTTTTTCTGAAAATATGCCGTTGTCTTTGTCATTGTACCAATTCAGTTTGAATTTTCAAATACATGCGGCGTTCCAAATCTGCAATATTGATGATGTTGTAATATTTGTTTTCCCAAACAATGCGCATTTTGGGGTTGATGCCTGAATCATAACGCATCGTGAATGTCACGGTTTGTTTTGCTTCACGGCGGTCGGAATCAACCGATTCTGAACCTGATTCGCCTTCCTGAATGCGTGACCACGGAGTTGAATAGGTTGACCATGATTGCAACTTTTCCCCGGTGTTTGAATCCGTGGTTGTTGTAAACTGTTGTACAGTCACCAACTCATCCATCAACCCGGCGTTCATGATATCACACTAATTTTGTAAGGGTCTAACAAATACTGAAAACCGAAATGAATCGGATTGTTTTGCACACCCACGGTGATGGCCATGCGATTATCATAATATTGACCAACCAACAACAATGCGGCATGTTTAATTGATGCCGGGAACAATGTGTCAGGATTCACGCCGGTCGCGCTTGCCAATTCAAAACCTTCGGTGATTTCAACAATGTATTTGATTACATCATCGGTCACACTTGTTGGCGCATTTTCAATGAATATATTGCGCGAAAACAAACCCATCGGATTTGGTGGGGCAATCCAATCAGCGGAATCAAATGCGGTGATGCTTTGTGAATCGTTCACATATGACACGGAATTCACCGCCAAAACGCGCGAATTGATGCGC